ATACAGCAGCTGCAGGAGTATTTGGTCGTGTTACTACTGCCACAAATGGACTTAAGGCAGGATTGGTTTCTGTTTTATCCAGGTTTGGAGCATATGGTGCTGCAGCAGCCGGTGTTGTAATCGCTAGTGATTTGATGGTTGACGGTTTTAAGACAACTGATGAATGGCTACTCCGACAGGGCTCAAATTTCTTCGATTGGGCTATAGCGAGAGTAACAGGTACAAAATCGCTGGCCGAGCAGGAACGTGATCTGGCAGCAGCTGAGGAGGAATCACGAAAGAAACAGGAAGCAAGTACTGCGGCCAAGGAAAAACATGCTGCAGCTGCCGAGAAGAGTAAAGATAAAACCTATCAGCTGACCGAACAATCCAAAAAGCTTATTACAGAGTTTGATGGATTAATTGCAAAGGGTGAACCTGCTAAAGAAGCCTTGGAGAAAGTCTCTCAGGCTATGAAATTTGATTCGACCAAAGGTATTAATGACGCAATCACTGCTTTAATTCTGCTGCAAAACCAAGGGAAAATTACGGGCGAAGAATTGCAAGGGAGTTTAGGCAAGGCTCTAGACGGTAAGGACCTGGTTGTTTTTGAAGCGAATGCCAGAGCTGCTTTTGCAGGAACGTCAAAGGAAGCTGAAAAGAATGCTCAGATAACTGAAGCTGTAATGAAGGCGGCATTAGATCGTACCGGTCTAAGTACAGAACAGCTTCAAGGTCGTTTCTCAGCTGCATTTCAATCCGCCAGTAATGATGTTCAGATTATTCTCGGTAATCTTGATCAGTACAAGCAAAAAGGTATTGATACTGGATTAGCTCTAGCATCCAACCTTAATAAAGCAATTGATACCGCCCAGACTCGTGCCGAACTGGACTATGCCAAGAGCTCTCTGATTGCGCTTGAAAAACAGGGGTTGATTACTGGTGAGCAGGCTGCATTCGGCCTGAGCCTGATTGAAAAAAAAGCCGCTCAATTGCCAGCTGCCTTAAACCCTATAGAGGCCGCATTCAGTTCTCTAGGGATCAAAACCAAAGAGCAATTAAATGATGTGGCGATTAGTGCTCAACGGAACTTTGATGTTGTAAGTAAAAGCGGGCAGGCAACTGCTGAAGCTATTAAGCAGGCTTATATTCAGATGTTAAATGCCGCATTGGCAACAGGAGATAAGGCCCAGATTGCAGCTGTTCAGGCAAAAGCAGCAAGTCATGGGTTACAGGTGCAGATTGATGATACTGGTAAAGCAGTAGTTCAGACGGCTTCGGAATGGGTCAAGGCGAATAACCAGATTGAAAATTCTGCACGAGGTATTAAGGATGGCTACCGTGAAGCTGGACGGGTGGCAAGAGAGGAGGCCAAATCCTCTACTGAAGCCTGGTCAGAAGCGCTTACTGCCATGCAGGGCAAGCTCAAAGCCTCTAAAACTGGAGTCATGGCTAAAAACGGTTATTCAGTTGATGAGATTGAGCAGCAGCTGACTGAAATGGGATATAGCGGTAATGCCCGGCAAAAGGCTAAAGAGCTATTCGAGACGGCACAACAGGGTCCAGGTGGTTATTACCGTTCAGCTTCTCATGAATATGCTGCGCGTTACGGCGTTTCTGCATACGACAACCAGAAACAGACCGGCAACTACATGTTCATTGCCGAGCAGCTGGAAAAGCTGGAAGAGTATGCAGGCAAGTCGGGCAGTACTGGTTCCAGAGTCAATGTAAACAATCTGGCCCCGGACGTGAGCTATCCTAAAACCAGCACTCCAACTGCTGAGCCTTCACGTACTGTCATCAACCAGATCTCTATTAATGGCCGCACAATTAATGTCCCTGTGGATGAGGCTAATCAGGGCAGTTTTAATGATTTCCTGACTGAACTGGAAAGGATAAAAAAGAGTAGCTAATGAAATTAATACGAGTGTCTACATCAGAAACCGTCCCGCTTGAGGACGGTTTTTTATGGTCTGATGAATTTGAATGGAAGCCCATCGAGCAGAAACAGAGTCGGGCTATTGATGGTTCTCTAATTATCCAGGAGGGCCGTAAAAAAGCAGGTCGTTCAATTGTGCTGCAACCGGCAGATAACGCTATGGGCTGGATCAAACGCCGTGATTTACGCACGGTTCAAGCCTGGTCTGCTTTATCTGAACAATTCATTCTGGCTTTTGAGTATCAGCACGACAGACGTGAATTTCATGTGATTTTTAACCATGAAACCGGGGCTTTGGAAGCTGCTCCAGTGAAGGGAATTCCATCTGTATCTGACGATGACTATTACAACGTGACTTTACGTTTTATTGAAGTGGGGGAACTATACAGTGGCAATTGAAACTAAAAATCTGGTGCTCTATAAGTCCGAGCGCCTGAGCGATACAGAAGATGGTGGCGGCAAGTACTCTGGCCAGATTATTGAAGATGGCCAGAGCAATAACCTGTTTAATGATGTGAGTGAGCTGGACCGCACCATGGGTGATGTGTCACTGCGTAAACTGTTCCCCGCCGTAACAACGAATGATACAGACCTGCTTATGGGGGCTACGGTCTTCATCTCGGAAAACCCGAAAGACCCGAATGTCTCGGCTTTGCTGTTTAGTACAAAGTCGTGGATTGATGAGCGCAAATCTGCCCAGAACCGGATTGAAAACTATCTGGCCAAGGGTGGACAAGCAGCAGGGAGTCTCCTGGATACACATTATGCCGGTATGAAAACCTTGCAGGTGGCGATGTTTTTGAGTGAAGTCGAAAGCTCGGTGGGCAGTACACTGGTACTGGTCTCGAAAGAAGGCCAGGCACTGCAGCATGAGCAGTATGTCCGCATCACAAAAGTGGAAACCCGTATTGCCAAGATGGTCATCGATGGGAAGGAAGTTGAGTACAAACTGGCTACTTACAGCATTAATGATCCACTCGATCAGGATTATGTCGGACTTTCTGCAAGACAATGGTATAGCGGCGAAAAGTCCGAAACGATTTTACGGGATACGATTGTAGCTGATACAGGTAAGTATTACGCCTCATCTAATCTGGCCACTGATGCCAAAGTCGATGAGTTTACTGTAAATGCAAAAAGTATCTTTGCCCAGCTGGTTCCATCTGCCCAGACTGAAACACCAATTGTGGATGTAAACGCAGCCGGGGAAAGTATGGTGCTGGTACCGGGTAACACTGCTGCTATTACTGCAACTTACTCGACCACCATTGGTACCGCTCAGAACCTATATATCGGCTCATCTGTTATGCCTTCCAGCATGTCTTTTAACCTGTTTGGCCAGCAGATCACTGATCAGGGCGGACTGCTTAAAAACACTTCAGGTACTCAGGTTGGAACAATTGATTACCAGCGTGGCTTGATCCAGTGGACGCAAGCTGCAGGTGCAGGATCTGCAAACTTAAGCATGACCTTTAAGCCGGCTTCAGCACCCAACCAGTACTTCCAGTCTGAAACCCGGCCTGTCACTCAACAAAACCAGAGTGCCAACTGGACCGGAGTGCTGGTACCACCACCAGCTCCGGGCAGCCTCTCAGTTTCTTATATGTCACAGGGCAAGTTTTATGAACTGAAAGATGATGGCTCCGGGCAATTAAAAGGTGCAAGTACTTCGTTTGGCTCTGGTGCGGTCAACTATGAAACCGGCTCCTGGTCTATTACGACGGGTGCTTTACCGGATGTGAATACACCAATTTTACTGTTATGGGGTACACCGCTGGCTACGTTCATACGCTCAGGTCTTGCGGTTGAACCGGCAGCATTCGAGTTTGATTTGCAGCAAGCTGGTATAGCCTCGGGAAGCGTGACAGTGAAATGGCTGCTGGAAGGCGAACAGAAAACTGCAACTACAAATACGCTGGGCCAGTTTAGTGGCGATGCCACCGGTACCTTTAACTATGCCACCGGTCAAGGCCGGCTGGTACCGAATAAACTGCCGCAGAAAAATACGATCTTCACTATCAATTATAGCTACGGGGCATCTACATTCCAGCAGATCGATAGCGTTATGCCGGTGGACCGGAAACTTAATTTCAAGATCGGTACCGGTGCAGCCATTCAGCCCAACAGTATTGAACTCAAGGTTCCTCTTACCAGCCAGCTGGGAAACGCTATGGGCTCTGTCACGCTGACGGATATTCCGGTGAATGCCGAAGTCGGTAATCTGGTAGATAGCAAAGGTAAAGTACAGGGCACCATTGTTTACGCGACAGGTACTGTAGAACTTATTCCTGAAGCGACCACAACCCTTTACAGCAAGTCCTATGCACCCATTGAAATCTATAGAGCGGGGTAAGTTATGTCATTTTATTTACCGACCACTTCCAACATCAGAGAAGAAGTAGTGCAGCTGGGCGCTTATGCCGGTACATCTATTGAAGCCCGTTACAGGGATACTTCGGGCGTAAGTTCCGGGGTCAAACAGATTACCGGTGACAAGCTGCGCTTTGATCTGACCCAAGGTTTTGATGAGCAGATCCTCTCCGGTGCGGTGCGTTTTATGCTGGGTACGGATACTTATCTGGACCGTACCGGTACCTTGGTACGCAATGTAAATCCAGCCAATAACAGTGGCACCAGTTCCGGTACCATTCAGTATGGCACCGGCAAGATCGAAATCGACAGCTGGACACCAAATACCGATAACCGTCTGACACTGCAGTCTCTCACTACAACTACAGATATGCCGCCGGTCAACCGTATCAGCTTTAGAACGCCGGTCAGTCCGCTGCGTCCCGGATCATTAACAGTCGTCGTAGCCACTTTAGACTATGGGCAGCTCACATTGCGGGCCGATGACGATGGCATCATTGAAACCAACCGGGCACATGGTCAGATTAATTACGATACCGGTTTTGTAGATCTGTTTTTTTATACCAAGACTGAAATCACGGAAAGTAATCGTGCAGGAATTGAAGAGCAAGACTGGTATGACGTTCTGCTCGAGTACGATGAAGCTGGTAAAAGGTACATCAATATACCGGTATGGGTTGCGCCGGAATCGGTCCGTTATAATGCAGTGGCTTATACTTACATCCCGCTGGATGCCGAAATTCTGGGACTATCTGCTACCCGTCTGCCACTTGATGGCCGGGTACCGATTTACCGGGTCGGTGATATTGCTATTGTCAGCTCTAGCAAGTCTTTTGAGCTACCGGATTATGTGGCTGGCCAGACTTATGAGTTGCCAGATCAGCGCATTTCATGGGCCGAGCTGGAAGATGCAGATGGCGTAAAAGTCCCATTCGATATGTACTCAATTGACTATGATTACGGCAAGCTGACTTTAGGTGGTGACTTTGCTTTAAATGCGCTGGTTGCACCGCTCACCATGCGTTACCGCTATCAGGACATGTTGCTGATCCGTGATGTGCAGATCAATGGCCAGCTGACCTTCACTAAGCCACTGACCCACAATTATGATGCTGAAAATACCATTGTCGGTTCAGCTTTGGTCATTGGGGATATGCAGGCCCGCTCTACTGGCAAATTTGTACAAGAGACCTGGAACAGCGTCTGGCGGGATGAGCCGTCAGAAGGTGCAATTTCTGCGAACTATAATGATGCCTTATATCCGATTGAAGTCACCAATAAAGGGGCAATTCAGGAGCGTTGGGCACTGGTTTTTGTGACAGAAACCACTTTTAGAATCGTGGGAGAAACCACTGGTCAACTGGCAGGTACCGGATCAACCAATGCTGATTGTGCACCCATCAATCCGGTGACTGGCTTACCGTATTTTGTGGTGAAACGGGAAGGCTGGGGCGCGGGTTGGACCAGCGGCAATGTACTCCGTTTCAATACGGTTGCTGCCATGTTTCCAGTCTGGGTGATCAGGACGGTGAAGCAATCGGAACCAACAGTATTATCAGATGAATTCCAGATCATGCTTCGCGGCGATATTGATCGCGTCGTTTAAAACTTAAATTAAATATGACCGCTTTAAGCGGTCTTTTTTATGGAATAAATACAATGGTCACAGGCAAAACAGTCAAGTTCTTCACTTCAAAAAACAACAATGCTCCGCAGCTACTTAATGTGCAGGGTTCAATGCTTGCTCTGCTGGATGCCTGCCTTATATCTGGAATTCAGGTAGGTACAGTGGCATCTCTTACGGCCAGCGGCACCACAGCAACAGCGACATTTGGTATGGTACATAACCTGATGAAGCATCAGATCATCCGGATCAGTGGGGCCAATCAAACTGAATTTAATGGTGACTTTAAGGTCAAGCAGATTGTAAACACCAATACCATCACGTTTGAACTGAATGCATTAGCCACAGTCGCCAATGCCACAGGGACAATTAACTGTTTGCTTGCGCCACTCGGCTTTGAAAAACCATTTTCAAGTACTACAGCATTGGGTGGTGGTCGGGCTGCATTCCGCTCAAAAGATGAATCTTTACCAAACCGACCATTCCTGCGTGTGGTGGATGAACGGATTTCCAGTTATAGCAATAACTATGCGAAATATGCCAAGGTCGGCATTGTCGAGAACATGACTGATATTGACACCATGACTGGGGTGCAGGCGCCTTATATTGCCTCTGCGCCTACACGCAACTGGACCCCAACCGGAAGCGGAGTAAATATTAAAAACGGCTGGGCGAAATGGTATTACATTACGATGGGTGAAACTTCAACAGATGTAACCAGCTTGACAGATTATGTGCCAGTGACTGGCACATGGATGTTAATCGGAACCGATAGCAGCTTTTACCTGTTGAACAGTGTCAGCAACGATTCTTATATTAGTGATGAAGAGCGTCAACGGGCATTTTGCTATGGCTTTGGTGCTTTTGAGCCGATTGCAGATGATGACCTTTTTATTCATTTTCTTTTAGCCACAAACTTATGGGAAATTGCCCAAAGTGCAATGTATCGGGTGGAGTACTTTACCAACAATATCGTGCTCGGTTCGGAAGATGCCAGTGCTGGAAATGTGAATCGCAGTGTGTTTTTACAGCGTGGCTACAAGAAGACAGCTTATGCACTGGCCACGGGTCGCAAAGTCACGATGGAAAGTCCTTATGCCCCAAGTGGCGGGACTGCCGGTTACTCTGTGGGCGCAGAAAAGATTGGTGGAGTCATATTGCAAACCCCACTTGTTCTTGAAATTTTAAGCACCTCACAATTTGCAGCTCGCGGTTTTTTACCACTGATCAAGACTATTCCACATAAAGCCAGCTACGCTGATCTGCAACTGATCGAGCAAGCCGGGCGGGTATATATCGCAAAGATCGTACATGGTACATCTTCTGAATTTGGTCTCGTCTTGTTTGATCTGGGAGAAGCTTAATGGCGATTAAGATTGACCGGCCTGTCACGCTGGTTTTTAAAAATAATCCTGCCTTTAAAACGGCTGATGCCAAATCAATCAAGGGCCAGGTTCAGGAAAAGAAAGTGCCATTGCCTTGCCGGGTGCGCCTGTTTGAACGTAAATCCGCGCTTTTAATAGCAGAAGTGGCTACTGACCATCAGGGGTATTACGACTTTAACAATCTAAATGATGAAGAGCGATTTTTTGTGGTTGCGCATCATCCAAAGCTTCAGTTTAACGCAGTCATTAAAGATAATGTGGTGCCAAAATGATTACACCTTCTTTAAGTGCCGGGCTATCCATGTTGCAGGCACTGACACTATTTATCGACCAGGGTAGCGCAAATGCTACCTTTGTTTTTTATGATGACAGTAAACCTGCAGATACCACCGTTCCAGCGAATGAAGCAGCTCGGCTGGTGACTATGGAATTACCTAAACCTAGTTTTAAACGGCTGAAAAATACGAGCATTGAGTTATATCCCACTGGTGAAGGCACTGTGATCAAAACAGGAAAAGTAGTTTGGGCACGACTTTATAATGGTGATGGGATCGCGGTGATGGACTTTGATTGCACTGTTGACATGGCACTTGATACTGTTGATCTGGTGATGGGGGCTTCATACGATCTGGACTCAATTGAATTCTTCCCATCAGTTTAATGAGGTGAGCATGTGTCGAACTATACGTCACCGGATGCACATAATTTAATTCTCGACTTTGATGAGCCAGTAACCAGCTCGACAGATTTAAATTTTGGGGATTCTGTCAGTAGTAATACCGTTTCGGCCTGGGTGAGGTTAAGGCTCACAAGCCAGATCCATGGCAAGCAGATTGGCTCAGCCAAAGATCAAGTATTGGCCACGATCAGAACTGGCATCAGTGTAAAGATTACTGGCAAGCAGACGATTAACTATCTGAGGAAAGTCAGGGCCGTCATTGATACAAGTGTGTTGGGTGAATTTAGTGATCATTTTGATTTGAACTTTATTGTGGGTGTATCTGGTCAATTTAGTACTTCATTTCAAAAGGCATTATTTAAAGCAATTCAAGTGAATACACTCTGGGCCAAACCTGTCTTAAGGGCACATAACAGCGCTTTTTATTTTGAGCGCAGCTTGGGTTTAAGTAACCATGCATCAGTTGGATTTGATAATGCGAATACGCTACATCGTGCTGTTCAAATAATACATGAGCAGGCAACAGGACTATCGCGTAGCGCTTATTTGAAATGGCAGGAGAATGAACGTCTGGTTATCTCCAAAACTTTGGTATTTGAAGAATCCAGCAAGCTTAGGATTAATCGAAAAACTGACTGGAAGGAACTGGTCCGTAAACGCAAGACTTTCACTCACTCCCATCAAGTAGCCCATGTCTTTGAAAAGCATTTTTCATTTGAATGGGATAAAGGTCTTGAACTGATCACGACCAGTAGTATTGCATGGGATAAAGCCAAGGCGATTCATTACCGAAAGCATCCGGTTCAACCCTGGCCACAGCCGGAAATCCCTGAATACGTGGGCAGTACTGACCTAAACTTTACTTGCTTGTGCAGTGAGCCAGATCCACACAACCTTATTTTAAACTTTGGCACGGATGACTGTATTCCAGCCCTGCCAAACCGCAACTGGTGGCATATCGTGAATGAATTATCAGTAAGTCGTCTGGACAATGGCCAGAATATCCTGGTATA